GTCAAATCCGTTTTCAGTCATTGTTGTGCCTCAATTTCATCCGCAATTTGTAGCATTTCCTGTTTCCAGGCAGTGAATGTGTGACTTGGATTGTGTGGGAGAACTTGATGTGCCGTCTCACGAATAATGTGTGCGATGGCATACTTCCTATCATAGCAGTTTTTGTTTCTCATACTTACCCACTTTCTATCATAGGATTTCATAATCTTCTGGGCTTTAGTCATAACACCTCCCATTCAGTTTCCCAGTGGCAGTCTTCACTTACATTGACCCAGAAGAAGTATTTCTGGTTCTCACTAGCAAGAAACAGCATACCATCTCCTTTGTCTTGCTCAACAACACAGATAGGATTACCATCCATAGAGTTAGCAAGACGGTTCTTTGCCTCACTACTTTTCGGTTTTACAGTCACTCTTCGCATTGGTCGTTCCAGTTCCAAGTGCGGGAAAAAACATCAACATCAAATCCAAACTTATATGCCCAGAATAAGACACCAAGAAGACCATTAGATCCAGATGTGACTTGAATATAGGGCCAAGATGGATAGTCGTTCCAACTGACTGATACCTGAAGCAGTGACCAGTTTTTTACATTCAGTAGTTGAGCATACCACTCGTGTCCAAAGTCTTCCTTATGAACAAACTTTAGAATATTCATTTTCTCTCCATTTCAGCAGTCATTGCATCCATTTCTAGTTCGGTATAGCCAGGGTAGTCAGGATTTTCGTAACGAGATAGTTTTGCTTTCAGGTCACGAACTTGTGCTTCCAAATCATAAACCTTGTTTTCCAGAGGGATGACTTTCTTACCGTGATCTTCTGCGAGCATCAAGTCAAACTCATCAGCAACCCTATGCATATCTTCATGAGATCGCATATCATTAAATGCAAGATAACAAGCACCTTTCATAATGTTAATCTCATCGTGTCCCATTGTGCGAGCAACAGTACCAAAGAACCGAAACAGTTGAGTACTATTGATGTCGTGAACAGGAATTTCAAAAGTATAATGTTCTTCGGGTAGCATCTCATCATCATAGATACCACTGCCATAAGATTTCCATTCAGTGTCAAAATGAACTCGAAGTTTGGCGTCGTAAGTCATAGGTCTGGATTTATATGCACATACTATAAGACCCCTGACTGTGAAAGTCAAGGGTCAGTGGACGGTTAAACAAGTGGACTATGTTGCGAGGATCTGTCTACATATTCTTTTACAACTCTGGGTATCTTCATCGCACTCAGTCAAGCACTCAAAGTAGGAATTCATAAGTTCGTGCTGATCAATGAATTCTTCTAAAGTTGGTTCAATTTGTTTCCATGCAGCTAGTTGATTGTAAGAAATTAAGTTGTGCATAATAACCTCCATGCGGAAGAGAAACCATGATAAAGAAGTTTTCGTTCATCTAAATCACCTGTTAATTCTATCATTATTTAGATATTTTGTGTTGATTTGCTGATATCACGCAATAAAAATTTATGCCTACTAATCCTTATTAAGTTTTTTCATCAACTCTTTAGCAAGTTGATTTGAGCGTCTCCACATTACATATTGCGCCCAGGGTGTTCTGGGATTGTTTATCACCCACCAACGGAACCTTGTAAGTTTATTATTTACAATCTTACCTGTAAAATAAACTGCCTTGGCAACACTCTCATCTGTTGCGATTAGATAGGCAATACAGGCAAAGATAATAAACCAAACAGCATAGGCAGTCATCGTCTTAAAGTTTTAAGATATTCTAGAACATTTTCTCTGACCCACATCAACTCGTGATAACACTTTTGATTATGAGCGCACTGTCTTAATTCATTATCTGGTTTATACACGGACTCAATAAACAAATCTAAACCACGATTCCATTTGACATCAGGTGATTCATCCATAAACAGTATAGTAGTTATACTATTTAACAATCAATAATGATCGACATTCTCACAAGGAACTCGTTCCCATTCAGTCCAGGTTCTAACATACCCAGGGCGATACCTGTTGCCTGGGATATATTCCTCGTGATGAACCCTGACATTACACATCGGAATGTATCGTATGTGGCGTGGATAATGGTGATGATGTCTTTCAACTCTAAATGGTTCCCAGAACTCTTTCCAAGTAATTGCCTGTGCTGGAAAAGAAAGGAAAGGTAGAAGAAGAAAAGGTAGCAATTTCATAGAAACTGATGTTTTTATTCTATCAACTATTTAATCAATTTAAAAATAATTAAAATTCACATTTACTCTACATTTGTCATCTGTGCAAGTAGTGCTACTATGCAATTCTGATGGATCAAATAAAAGTATTCTATTTTCTACCGAATTAATTTTTGTTCCATCACTCAAAATTGTAAGTCCATTATTTGTATTCAAATAAAAAATAGCACCTTGATGTTCATAAGAATAATCAATGTGCGGTTCATGATATTTTATATCATTTGTTGATGGATATAAATTTGCTTTTATTCGGATAAGAGACTTAACTTCCAATTGATTTAAAATATCACCAAAAATATAACAATTTGGATCAACGTTAAATCCAGAATAAAAAAGATGAGTAAAATAATATGAACTAGTAACTTCTAAATTTTCTTTCAAATTAGAAACGGATGGAGTTAAATTCCACGAAAAATTTGGATTTAAAATTGAATTTTTAATTTTTAGAAATTTTTCAGTTTCAAGAAAATTATCTATTACTTTATAGTCTGTCATATCAACAAAACTGGTCAATCGTTACTTCACTCTTTCTCTTGCTTGTTCTCTTTTTCTGATGTTTGATAGTAATAAAATCAACACACTCTTTAAGAGTTACAAACTGCTTGATTTGTTGCCCATTATTAATGACCATAAAGTTGTCACCATAAGGAATTGCAGCCCACATCTCATCGTGAGTGACATAAAACCTCTGGCACTCTGCTTCTAAAAGTGAACTATTTGTAAAAGACATTACAACATCTCAATTGAAGTCATTCTATACGACTAAGAAGTTTCTGTCAATTACCTTGACAATTATCAAAAATGTCTTTAGAATTGCTTTGTTAAGTTTGAAGATAAATTATATGTCACTTAACATCTTTTGATGAAACTCCTCCATTCTTTGAAGTCTCTTTTTCAAAGTTTCTCCTGTTTCATCTCCTAACTTGGGATTAATGCAGTTTGTGTCTTTTACTTTGTTACAAACAAGACCTGCTAAATCTTCTTCCTTTCCAGTTTTACCATTAGACCAGTAAAGTTGGTCAGAAATCCATCGTGCTCCACATTTAGAGCAAGTTTTGATGTTCATTGTTTTGGTGGGATAAAGAACTCGTCTCTATGGAGTTTATTTTATCTTTGAGATTTTTTAGGTCTTGATTTGCAATAGCGTATCTTTTTCCTTGAAAAGACACATAAAACTCTTTAGACGCTTCATCATAATTGATATCAATCATTTGTCTGCATCATTTAATGCATTATTTAGGTTTGGGTCAAGAATAGAAATATTTTAATGTATTAATTTTTGTGATTTCATCATAGACATCTCTATTCAACCACATATCAACATAATTATTTGTTCCTTCAAATCCAAGAGAAGCAATATCACCACCTCTACTTGGTTTTCTTAATGCAATTATTTTTTTATCTTTATCTAATACAAAACCAGTAAGTTTGTTTGTATCATATCCAAATAAATTTAAAGTTTCTTCTTCAATGTTTATGTCTTTAATTTTTATATGACTAACTTGACCATTAGTAAATACTTTATCAAAATTTTCTTGGGATCTCATAATAGATTTTCCCAATAAAGTGGGTCCACTCACATCAATTGCAGAAACTCCATAAAATTGATCTTTGCAATGATTAACCACTAAATCAATTGCTGTTTTTATAATATTTGATTTTGGTTTAGAATAAATGATTGCATTGTTAACTGACCACCAAGGATCTGAAAATTCTGGTAGATCTCTAAATGCAAAAAAATTTGCATCTTCCAAACTTAAAGGATGAAGACACAAAAGACTTAGATCAATATATAAACCTCCATACAAATAAAGAAGACAATATCTTGCAAGATCTGCTTTATATGCATAAGGTTTGAGTGAGTGGTATGACAATAATACTTCTTTTGGAAAATTATTTTTAAGAATGTTTTCTATTTCTTTACCAGAATATAAATGATAATCGTGATTGGGATATAAATTTTGAATTTGAAATTGAGTAAATTGAATATACTCTGGAAGTTTTGGTATAGTATTGGATGAGTTTATGAGAATTTGGTGCAAGATCATTGAAGATTAAATTACTTTATCTAAAAATAAAAATATTTTTTTACGCACTGATGGAGTATATATTGTAATCAGTTACTTTTTTAACTATGGTAAATGAATTTTGTAAAGATTTATGTGGTTCAACAATAGACATTATTTCTATAGAATTTTCATAACTATTCATTAATTTTAATTCTGTTGCAAATAATTTTCCTTCTTCTGGACAAATATTAATAACATTTTCTGAATGATTATATAAATCACTGGAAAAATTTGCATTTAAAATAAAGTATGCGTATCCAGAACTTTCTTCAAATTTTCTAAAAACTTTGTTTAAATTTGGAACTTTATGTGTATAAAATGTTATTAAATTCTTTTGTTGCATCGGAATAAGATCTTCTTCCCTCAAGTTGTTCGTTATATTTTGAAAATGTTACGATGCTATATCTATTAATATTTTCATCACCTTTTAATTTTGTTACTTCGTGAATTTCTTTTGCAAAAAATATTATTGATTGGTTATTTTTACATTTGTGTGTGTAATTATGCTCTGGAAAATGCAAATCACCTCCTTCATGAATATCATAATTTTCATATAAAAAAGTAACCATACTAAATATTCCCCCATCAAAATGCGGAAGATAATAATCGTCTGAACTGTAATGATTTAATAAATCACTCCCCCACATCAAAGTTTTATACATTCTTTGAAATGTTTTATTTTTCCAATTATTATCATGACCAACTTTTTTTGATATGTTGTCAATATGATTAATAATTTTTAAATCACCAAAAATTTTTGATTCTTGTAAAAAAATTCCTTTATTTTTTTTTAAAATTTTTCCGTTCTGTTTAGCAGATTCTGTAAATTCGGGTGGTTTAAATTCTTTTTTTAATAAATTTATTTCCTCATAAATTGAGGGTAATATTGATTTAGAGAAAACTTCATCAATTACTATGTGATAAAAAGGAAAATCATTATGTTGAATATTCATTGGATATGTTTAAATTATTTGTAATTAATATTTTTTTTATCAATTATATCTAGAGTATATGATTGTACCTTATATGGTTCTTTCCAAAACTCTAAATTCATATTTTTAAATTTTTCTACTATTTCTGGTGGAAGAATACACTTTGTTTGATTATACTCAACTTTTTTTCTAACCTTGTGCAAATCTTTAAGATTACAAGACCTATCAAAGTTTTCATTTTTGTATTCTACATTATTGAAGTCATGTTCATAATATGGTTTTTCTAAAAATTCATATATTTTTCTCATCGTTTTCTCTGGATTTTTGCACAATTCATCGTATTCAATAAAATGAATTACTTCCGAATTAAATGCATACCCTTCCTTAAGTGAAATTAAAGGATTAATAACAATTCCATTTCTTTCGTCCATCAATACGTTGCATCTTGAAAATACATTTTCCGCATCTTTTGTTATTGGCGTTTTGTAAAATGGATTTTTTAATACAGCATGTTCAAATGAATTAAGAATAGATACAATATCTCTAACTGGACATAAAATTTTTGTGTATGGAAAAAGTTTTTGAAGCAAACTAATTTTTTGCGTCCAAATTCTAGAAGTATCAAAAATTATTGGACTATCTATATGTTTATAATAACCATCAAAAATTGAATATATTATATTTTGTCTTTGAATTTCTTCTATAGTAAAATTATTTTCGCATTTAGAAATCATATCTATAGCATTATCTATAAACATCACAATTGGTGATGTTACGTCAGCATAAAATTCTGGATTTTGTCTAAGAATACTAGAAAGTAATGTAGAACCTGATCTTGGAAGTCCAGAAATAAAATAGTATGATTTCATCATAACAAATAAATTTAATTATATCACTTAATTTTATTTAAAACAAATTTTAAGTTGGTGTGCATCTAAAAGCACGGACAGAAATATTATTGTTATTAATACCATTATTTCCATAATTAGTGTCATCTGCTCTTGTTACCCACCATCCTTGCCCGTGTGAGTCGCTTGACCTATACCAATAATTGGTTCCATAGTAAGTCATAGTAGTTTGAGTTCTTGCATCCCAATATCTCCAACATTGCCCAAAAGTCATTAACATACCAAGTTGGGGCACAAACCATCCACAAGATCCCATACAAGAGTTTGCTACTGTCACTGCGTCATCAACTGTTCCTCCACCTGTCCCTGCGGGCCTAGCTACTTCTGTGCAAGAAGGTGCAATAAAGTATTTACATGTTCCTGAACAACAAATTAGAAACCCTTTGCAATCAGAGGGTGGATTTTTTGCTTGGCAATATATTTCGTTTAAATTAAACCTACCAGCTCCAGGTACATTGTCACATCTACAACCTAATGCTATTGGGTTAAATGGGCAAGTCCTAGGACCAATAACTCCTCCATTGCCTCCAGTAGGACTTACAAGTCTAGTATTTAAATTAGAGGGTCTAAATGGTGCCATATTTTTACTCTGGTTGAGTTGGCCAGATCACATTTTTTGGATCAGTTGTGTTAGAAGGAAGATCTCTAAGATCTTTACGATAAGTTTTCCAAGCAGTAGAAAGAGTTGTTCCCTCTTCCTTTGCTTTAATAACAACCCAATCAGTTGAACTTAAAAGAAAATCTCTTTGTCCTCTCAATCTATTCCAAAAAAATTCATCTGGAATTGATGTGGTAATCCAATTTTGTTCTTCTGAACTCCATGCTTGAATTTCAACATCCGCATCAAATTCTGGTTTTGTGTATGGTCCAGTATATCCTGCTTTTGCAAGTTCTTCATTAGTAAAAGTTTCTACACCTTGTCTGAAGTTGGTTGCTCCCCAACCTTCTTGATAAAAAATTTCGTGAGGAAGAGGTTGTGGCTCTCCACCTTGATAAGAATAAAGTGCGTTTGGATCGGCCATTTTTAATTTCTCCCTTATTAATTATCAAAGATTGGTGATATCTTCGTAAGATACAACTAAATCAATTGCACTTGCTGTTCCGCATAAAGCAGTAAGTGAACGTGCCTCTTCCAAATAAATTGAAGATGCTTTATCTAAAATAACAAGAGTGGATTTAGTCGCAATATCAATACCGTTTGCAATTGCCAGAGTAGTTCCTGCTCCAGCAGCTGCATCATTATACCTTACAGTAACAGTTGCAGTTGAAGCAGTTTTATTTGCAGCTACAATTGCATTGATTTTAAATACTTTTCCACTTCCAGCAGTATTGCTAACAATAGTTGTCGCAGTTGTTCCTAAAGTTTGGGATGTGGTAATGCCAAGAATAGTTGTTACGCCTACAATATTTGGAGCAGCCATGTTTTTATCTTAACGTGTGTTTGTAACTCTATTTATTTATATTATTTAAGATCTATGGGGATGATCTCCAATTATTAATTTCAATGCAATTAATTTTGAAACACTTACTACAGGAATATTAGTTAACTGAGATCCATTTCCACTAAAAGTAGTTGCAGTAATTATTCCAATAATATTAGCATTTTTTGCTGTTAAAAAACCAACTGTAGCAATCCCAGAAATATTTAAGTTTCCTTGGACAATGATTGGTTGTCCTTCACCAGTTGATGCTCCAGTGATAAACTGAACCTCACCATTATTATTTTTATTTACAATTGAATCAGAACGAATTCTCATGCTCGGTGAGGCAATGGATCTAGTATCATCTTCAACGCAATAGATTTTGATGAACTTACTACAGGGACATTTGTTAATTGGGAACCATTTCCACTAAAAGTAGTTGCTGTAATTATTCCAGTAATATTAGCATTCTTTGCTGTTAAAAATCCAACAGTTGCTATTCCAGAAATATTTAAATTTCCTTGGATATTCAATAATTGACCAGATGGAACTGTTGCTCCATATGATAATTGAACAGTGTTATTATCATTTCTATTAACAATTGAATTAACTCTAAGTCTTGCCATTTTTAACTACCTATAATTGCAAGAGCAATAGATTTTGATGAACTTACTACAGGGACATTTGTTAATTGGGAACCATTACCAACAAATGAAGTTGCTGTAATAACACCTATAATATTGGCATTTTTTGCTGTTAAAAAACCAACAGTTGCTATTCCAGAAATATTTAAGTCCCCCTGAACATTTAATAATTGTCCAGATGGAATTGAAGCACCATAAGATAATGTGACTGCACCGGTGCCATTTACGTCTGTAATACTATCTACTCTGATTTGTGATGGCATTGTTCTTTCCTCAGGTTATTAGATGAAGACCGATGGCTTTTCCTGTTAATGTTCCACCAGGAATGTTAGTGATACCTGCTGCTGAACCAGAAAATGTCGTTGCTGTTAAAATTCCAACAGATAATCCAGATGATAGTTTAATCTCAGTTATTGTTGCAACACCAGTTGTACTCATATTAATCACACTTTGAGTAATTGTTGGAGATCCACTTGCAAAAGTTGCTCCTCTGGTAAACTCTACTGGACCAGTTCCCGTTTCATTTGTTATACTTTGAACTCTAAGTACTGACATAAATTCTCCTGTTATACGATAACATATGATACACCAGCACCTACAGTAACTGTAGTTGCAGTTCCTGTGATAGTAATAGGTCCAATCATTGCATAATTTGTTCCTTGTGCAAAACTATCACCCAAATCAAGACTTTCAAAAATTAATGCTGAGTTTGCTACAGCTCTACATGACAAAATACCAGTGGTAGAAACACCACCACCCCCACCACCTTGAATACTAATATCAACTGTTCCGCCAGAAACTCTAAAGGTATTACCTGTGCCAATAAAGTTTAGTTGGGTTATGCCAACTCCAGCAATAACAGAACTCGCAGACTGAATTCCTACACCTAAACCATAACGAGATATGTCCCGTGCTTTTGTCATCTTATAATCTTTTTAGTTATTTATAATAAGTTATTTGTAGTCATATATGATTTTATTTATTTTGATGTTTTTATGCTCATTGTTGATTATTTCTCCCCAATCTATAAATGGGGAAATATGATTTGCATCACAATGAGTTGAATATCCAGGAAGACAAGATACGATAAATTTTTCATGCTCTTGACTTAACTTCCAAAATTTATCATAATCTTTGGAAAAATGAAATCCATCTTTTTCTTTTATTCCATTTTCTGAATATTCTTTATGAATTTCATAGTCTTCTAATAATGTGGAATATTTGCAGGCAAAAGTATTTGTAGTTGCAGGAACAGCTCTCCAATGTGTGCTTTGTGTTGTAAAAATTTTACAAAAAAAATCACTATTTAAAAAATAATCAAAATCATACAAGGTTACATATGCAGGATTTAGAGTAAATCCCTCTAAAAGTATTTTGCACCAGTTTGGACGATGTAAATAATCATCTTCTAAAAAATAAATGATTGTATCATCTGAATAATTTTTAGAAATAACATAGTTCATTGTTTCTATAAAACTATCACATTCTGAACCATAGTTCACAATTTTTACATTTGGTTCATCATTAAGAAAAGTATTTTTAATATTCCCATAAAACTCATCATATACAATATGATAATCCACAAGTTTTGGATCTAAAGTATTTTTAAAATTTTTAAATGCTTTGAATTTACTAAACCAAGTTGGTCTTGTTCTATCTGGTAATTCTTGTAATTTAGAATAGTAACAGTGTCTTAAAAATACTTGTATTGGTTTTATCATTTCATTGATAGTTAATTTTTTTTTTAATTGTAATTGTGGGACAATATAAAGTTTGATCAACAATATAGTTACAATTTTCTGGGACGTTTATTTCAAATTCTTCAAAGGAAATAATACTCAAATAATCTTTTAAAAAATAATTCCATTCATTTTTATATTTTTTTAATTCATTCACACTTACAGCACAATAAAAAGAAAACCTTACATAATTTTTTAAGTTACTTTTTATTTCATTTAAAAAACATATATTTCTACATGGAATGTTTGGGTTTATTTTGCAAAGTTCCAAATGTTTTATATCATAATCATCAAAAAATATACAATCAAATTTTGGTAATATTTTATAAATGTCTTCCCATCTACCAAAAATAATATTAATTGGGTGATTATATTGTTTTTTCCATTCTAGTGCTCTTTGGTATGTTTTCTCATCACATTCAATTACAGTATAGGAATTAATTGGAAATTTTTGTATTTCTGTTGCTGAGTATCCAAAACCAAAACCAATCTCCAAAACATCACCAAATGGTTGAAGTTTTTGAATACAAGCTTCCATATAAGGTTTTTCCCACTCCATCATAATTTGATGCTTTTGAGTGGAGTCTAAAAGAATATCTTTATTATTTTCATCTTTTAATAAAATATTCATTGAGGAATGAAATGATTTTTTCTGAATAATATCTCAAAAATATTTGTATATTTTTTAGTCATTGATATAAAAATGAATTTGATTTTAAAATTTTTTTATGAGATAAATTTTCCAAATCTTTAAGTAATTCAATCCATTCTTGTATTCTCTTTTCCCAATTGAAAAAATAATCTACGTATTCCTTTTGTTTTTTTAAATGACTTTGAATTTCTTGATCATTGACAATATTTATTGCTTTTTTTAAAACATAATAAAATTTTTCTTCATGCAAAATAATTTTTTCATGATATGGATACATCATTGTCCAGTTAGATGCTGTCTCTGGAAGACCTCCATAATTAGGATGAACACATAAACAACCAGCACTCATTGCCTCTAAAAGTGATAAACAAGAAGTTTCTGGTGTAATATTTGGATAAGCACAAATATGAGAATATGCTAATGATTTTTTAACTTTTTCATTTGATACATAACCAATATTATTAATTTTTGGATGATTTTCTAACTTTTGATATAAAGTGCTATTTTCATACTTTTTTTGTAAAGTTTTCATTCCATAAATTTCCCAAGAAGAATAAATTTTAAGTTCAATATTATCATGTTCACTGCACAATTTTTCAAAAACATTAACTAACAGAGAAAGACCTCTATCTGGAACTGCATTATATGTTAATATAATTTTATCTTTTGGTTTTTTTTGAAATTGAATTGGATTTATTGCATTTTTTATTACAATGCAATAATTTCTTGGGATATTGTAAGTTTTAATCCAATTTTCCATTTGATAATGAGAAACGAACACAAGTTTGTGAAAATTTCTCCAACCACCATTAGATAATGGTTTTGTATTTTTATATTTTAAATTTTTTAATAATTTTTCATTAATTTCTGGATTTAGGTGTGACCAATAAATTCTTATTTTTGTTTCATCTAAATTTTCAAATCTATCTGTAATAATTTGAAATTTATTTAAAAATTCTTTCGGTAATCTATTTTGCATCTCACACTTAATAATCTCTGTTCCACCTTTTGCTGATTTACTAAAAGTATCAAATTCTATTGCCATTCAAAATGCCTATTAAATCTTCCTTGATTTTTTCACATATATTCAAAATTTCATCATCAGTGTATTCCATACATTCCTTGTTCAATCTTTCTGCCATGTTGGACTGTAATCCAGAAATTCTCATTGGAGAATATAGTGGTTTTTTTCTTTGAATAATTCTAAAATAATCAGGATATGACATATTAATTGCATCAGTTCCACCCATAATTACACATCCTTGAGTGCCTGTTGCTCTTGCAATATGTTGTCCCACACTATCGCAACCAACTAAATAATCAACTTGAGATATTACTCCCATCCAGTCACGAATATGAAGATCTGGTTGAGGAACATATACGAATTTATTATCTTCGGAAAGAAGATGAGGATATCCCATGTAAATAATGTTGTAATCTTTTGCAAGAAGTTCGCAAAGTTTATTAAACATATTCTCTGGCAATGATCTCAAACTATCGTCATAGACCCCCACAGGACATACTTGAGCAGTTGATCCATAAGGATTAATAACAATTGTTTGTTCTTTTTTTTGCATTTCATATGCGTTATAAATGATTTCTTGACCTCTACGAATTTCTGCTTGAGAAAGATTGAGAGTTTCATATTCCAAATCAGAGTGATCTTCAGTTTCGTTAATAATCTCATCAAAAGCCTCTGCTAAAGATATTTTTCCCTTATAAAAATTTGGAAGACGATAAGGTTCTGGAGAAATGACTTCATCTGCTTTCATAAAAATATTTTCCCAAACACCTTTTGTATCTGGATTAAAAGTTCTTTCTTGAAGTTCTGTAATACCTAAAGGGACATAATCCCAACCAAAAATATTAACATACCAGTCTTCATCTGAATGATTTTTGTGATATTTGAGAAGTGCTGGAAGTGCTGTAATTACTCTACCTATTCCACCATCAATGTTGATAATTTTCATTTGTACTCGATGAATTTTTTGTCTAATTTGGTAATGATATCCGCATTTGGTTTATATCCATCCCTCCAAAATTCCATACCCATTTCCTTATATTTTTTAACTATCTCCGGAGGAAAAATATTTTTTGGTGGATTGTACTCTACTTTCCTTTTAACAGTATGAAGATCTTTTAAGTTACAGGTTTTATCAAAAGTTTCATTTGAGTATTCAACATTTTTAAAATCATGTTCATAATAAGGTTTTTCTAAGAAATTATAAATTTCTTTCATAGTTTTTTCTGGATATTTACATAAATTTTCATATTCAATAAGCAGTATCATTTCTGGATTTAGTGCGTATCCTTCTTGCAATGAAATCCAAGAACCTGCAACAAGTCCTCCATTCCTACCCATCATATCATCACATCTTGCGAATACATTATCCGTATGGTTAGCAAATGTTTTGGTATGAAATGGATTTTTAGAAGAAATAACTTCAAATGAATTGAGAATGGATACAATATCTCTAACAGGACATAAAATTTTTGTATAAGGGAAAAGTGCTTTAAGAAAATTTGTTTTTTTTGTCCAACCTCTTGAACTGTCAAAGATGACAGGTTTATCTATATGTTTATAGTATCCATCAAGAATTCCATACATTAAATTTTTTCTTTGATCTTCTGTAGATGTAAGATTAGTTTCTGAACTTGTGATATTATCAATTGAAGTTTCTGTAATTGTTTGTACTGGTGATGCAATGTCGGCATAAAAATCTGGATTTTGTTTTAAAATACCAGAAAGCAACGTAGATCCAGACCTTGGAAGACCAGATATGAAATAGTATGACTTCATCATATCAATTAATTATTTTCTTCTGAAGAATTACTTTGTTTTGGAATCATAATTACATTAAATGAAATTGAAATTCTTTCTTCATCATGATCATTGGTTTCAACAGAATGAGGAATATATGAAGGCCAAAGGATAATTTGACCTTCTTCTGGTTCAATTTTTACACTTTCTGCAGTAAATTGATTTTTTTCATTAACCAAACTGCATCCTGTCCACATTAAATTAATCCCTGGATTAATAACACAAAGTTTTCCACTACCTTCTGGTGCTTTAAGATAAAAAACACCAGAAAAAACATCACCATGAATATGATGGGCATTCATTGCTTGTCTTGTATCATTGAAGTTAACCCAAGAACTGGTTATAAAAACATCTCTTTCTACAAAATTTAAATCTTCTGCTGCATTATTTGCTAGGGCAGCAATATAATTAAAAAGTGGTGCTAATTCTTCTTTTGCATGAAGAAATTTTGGGGATTGATATCCACCAACATTTGATTTTCTATTTGATTCTGGATTTTCTTGTCGGTATCTTTTACATGCACCAAGAATAATTTCTTTTTGTTCTTCAAACTCTGGATATTCTGTTTGCCAAATTGGAGTTGAATAAATTGGCATTAAGTTCATGATTTTTTTTAAATAAGTAAATTAATTATATCATATATAGATGATTTTTGATGATGTGGTATAATTAAAAGTATTTCCTAAACCAATGAAGTTAATTGTTGTTGCTCCCGCACCAACAACATTTCCTGCAGATTGGACACCTACAATTGCACCGGAACTTATATTAACTAAATTTCTGTTATCATCAATGACAACTGTAGATCCAATTTGGATTGTCATTTTTGACCAATTACTATATGTTCTTTATTATTTAGAATATTTTATTTAGTTTGATCTATCCCACGCACAATGAGCACGTAATCCATCTTGCAAAACATAATGGAAGAAAATTTGATGGTAATAAGTTTTTTGATTTTTATTTACCCACTTTCCTATTTTATTTTTATCAGGCATTGGATCACGCCAATGTGGTCTTTCACATCCTTTATAGATCATTCCATCACCTGCTTTAAGGATCACTGAACGATTTTCACCAGGAACTAAAATCTGTGTTTTCTTTTTATCTGCATAAGTATCAGGAGTTTTAATCCAAATGGGCCAATCAGCATCTTTACCAGTTAGATTAGTGCTGATATGAACCGTTACAGAAATCTCACAGGCATCACGATCTGCATGTTTTGTTAATTCCTGCCCAGGAAAGTAATACCTGTCGTAATAGTAAGTATTATAAAGTTTACGACCTAATTCTTTTTCTAGTTTCATACGAATACCAGAATGGATTTGACGATACTGTGGATGCCAGTAACGTGCAAGAGATCCTTCAACTTGATTTTCTATTGGGGTATAAGAATATTGGTCATTATTTTTACCCCAATAATTCAATTGACCCTTAATTTCGGGAAGAGGGTGATAGAGTTCTTCTGGATCCCATAAGTTTTTAATAACAAGGTATCCGTTTTTTTCAAAGAATTCGTTATGAGTCCATGTAGTACCTGAATTAATTTTTTCTTGAAAATTAATTTGATCTTCTGTCATTGGTTCTGCCATTTTCTACCTCACTTCCAACGGGGCCCAACCGTCCAGCCAACTAGTGACTTACGGATTCCTTTTGTAACTTTAAGAACTCTATGCTGGGTGCGAGAATCAAATAGAATCACTGTGCCACGCTTACGAGGTGCAATATAACTATTCCCCGCTTCGTCCAAAAGTTGTAGGTTTCCGCCTTCATAATCATCAGGGTCACTCAGTTGAACTACGAAAGAAAGTTTCCTTACAAGCTCAATGTTTTCATTTAGGAAATCTTGTGCAAGACCATCCTGGCGATTACCAACACTTACGGGTTTGTATTGAGTTGCAAGTCCTGCGTCGTTGTGCCAACCATAAAACTGTCCTGCCTCATACTTCGTGAACTGCATTGATTCACCATCAATACAACGGAGATCATACAGGAAGTTCTCACGGTTTGCCCGTTCAATATAATGCCATACGAATCCACCAACCCAATGTGTGGTTGGGATCCAAGCATTTTGTGAGTTTCGTTTATCCTTATTAAGGGCATCTCCTTGCAATTTGGAGTCTGCCATTTGATCATCAAAATTTTCTGTTAAATCTTTTTCAATAATATCTACTATTTCTTCGGGTAGATCACTAAAATACCAAATTGTTTGAAATGCCATGTAAAAATAGTGTATTCAGGTTTGTTATATATCATTTTGAGGAGAGGTGTCAAATATTATTGAGATTGAAATTAATTACACACCTGAAATCATTTACTTGTGGTGGAGTGCTTGAGTGATACGTATTCCCGTCAAATATAACCATTCTTCCTTTTTTAGGAGTTATTTCATTGATGACTTTTAAGTTTTTATCATAAAAAATAGTTTCCCCACTACTATCATTTACATAATACAATAAAACAGTATGTGGATGGGTAAAATCAATGTGAGGAGTATTTGGTGTTGATTGTGTTTTCAATAACAAATTACTTTTCATTCGCAAAATTGCAGGAGATATTTGCGTTTTTTTGACGACATTATTCCAATCAAGCATCTCCATCAATGGGTGAATGGCATTAGAATGTATTTTACTATCCTGTATAAAATGATGTTCAAATTGAATCGTATCAGAAAATCCTTTTATCTCTTTTGTTTTTCCTGAACTTTTTTTAATCAAAAACCAAGGAAAATCTTGACCTAATAAAAAATTTTCTATTTTGTTAGACCTTTTTTCACTGACAACATCATCAAAAATTTTCATATCTTATAGCATACTATAATGTTATTATATACGTTCTTTTAAAAAAGGACAATCCGTAATACAATATGCTGCAATGAAGATGAAATATATTGTTATGGAATGGCATGAATATCATATGCCTTAAATCTTTGATAATTTTTTTTCCTAAAATTTTTATTGGATTTGTTTTGGATTTTTTTATTATTTCACATATGAATTATAAATGAATTTAAAATCTTAGTCAACTTAAAATTTAAAATTGAAATTTAAAACAACTCTATTCGTTTTTGGTAAAATTACTTTGTGCTCAATATCTCCAATAAAAAATAACCCTCTGCCCTTTTTTGGAGAAACTGATATTTTATTTTTTAAAATAGTTTTAGATCCGGAATCAGCATTATTCACATAATAAATTAAAACAATATGCTTTTCTTTAGAGTCAACATGAAATGGTGTTTTTCTTCTCAATGCAAATTTATTTCCCCCCAAAAGAAAATTAGATTGTAATCTTAAAATATCACTGAAAGATACATTAAAAAAATTATTTTTATTTAAAAAATGATTTATTTCATATTCATGTATTTTAAAATAACTTATTATTTTTTCAGTATGTTCACTAAAATGCTCATTGTTTTGTATAAAATAATGATTAAAAAATCCAGTATCATCATTATTAGGAACTAATCCATTTTTCTTTGGAAAAATAGTTCCATTTATATAAAACCAAGGAAAATTTTTATCTGATAGTAAGTCTTCAATTTTATCTTGACTTTCCTCACTAATTAAATTATCAATAATGCAGTGGTCATTCATAATTAAACCATCCAGTAATTATATACTTTGTTTGTGTTTTACTTACAACTCCTCTATGAGTATGTGTCCATTCTGCGGGAAAAATACATAATCTTCCTTCTACCGCAGGTATTTTCATATATGGTGATTGAAATTCTAAATTTCCACCATCAGTCACTGTATTTAAATACACAGTCCATACTAGCATTCTTTCTTTAATGTAATCCACATCCTTAGTGTTTTTTTCACAATGCCATCCAAAATAAGCTTCTCCCGGATGATACCTTTGAATATTAAATCTTGGATAAATATCCCACTTATTGATATTATTAATTTGAATATATTTTTCTTTATATCTTTTTAAACTTGAGTTAATTTTGGATTTAAATTCTTCAATTGGAAATACAAATTCTCCACCCAAATTTAATAAGTTGTAGTTATAAAAACACAAACCAATATCTGTAGATTTTTTATTAGAGCTTAAAATTGCATCTTCTCCACTTGGAAGCATCACTTGCCCAGGTGCTTGTAAATCAGTTCTAAATTCAAAAGCATCAATAAATGATTGACACGTTTTTTTGTTTAAAAATTTATCTTCAACATAAACATAATTTTTAAACCAATATTTTCTAAAAAATTTCATAATAAAAATTTAATAAATTATTGATATCTAATATAAGCTATTCCGGGTTGCCCTGAACCTCCATGCTGTCCGCTTTCAGCACCTCCTCCCCCAGATCCTAGTGTATTAGCTGGATTTCCATTTGAACCTGGACCACTTCCACCATTACCTGCACCAGATCCACCAGATCCTCCACTAAATCCAGATCCAGGAGCATTTTGAGGACCACCATTACCACCACCTCCACCAGCAGAAAATGGTCCTCCTGGTGGAAACTGTGGAAAGTTTAATCCGGGTCCGCCATTACCAGAATTCCCACATCCATTGGGAGTGCTATTTCCTGGATTTCCAGTTCCCCCTGCTCCTCCTCCACCACCTTCACTTTCGCATCCCGTCCATCCATATCCAAATCCAACCCCACCTGTTCCCGGATTTCCCCATTGTTGAAATACAGGAGATGGAAGTGGGGTATATCCTGAATTTTGACCGGGTTGATTTGCTCCAGTTCCACAACAAGTATCATGGTTAGCTCCTCCTCCAGATCCTCCACTATTTCTACTACGACCACCACCATCAGCGTATAGAGATCCACCCGGGCCAGAAATGTAAGTTGGTCCACCTTGCTCACCATTGGGTCCACCACCACCAGGACCACCTGGTCCTCCAGCACCACCACCACCTACTTGAATTGTATATGGTCCAGGAGTTAATTCAAAAGCTCTATGGTAGACAATTCCGCCACCACCACCACCGGATCCTGCTCTATCTCCCCCAGAACCTCCACCTCCTCCACCACCAGCAACTAAAAAAACCTCAACTGATTTTGGTCTTCCTGATATTGTCATTGAATATTGTGGAGTTGGAGCACTATAATTCCATTGGATATAATTATATCCAGCTGATCCAAAAGTTGAGGCTCCAGGAGAACTTACTGAGAAGGGTGGTGCTGTATAAGTAGTTCTCCAAGCAGAAGCATACTTTATGTATCCGTTAAGTGTTGTCCTCCAAGATCCGGATACTTTATTATATATAAGAGTGAGAGTTCTCCAAACTCCTGATGTTTTTGTATAAATTGACATAATTTTTTACCTCACTTTCAATTGATATACCAAGAAGAATATTCTGGAATGTTGTTTCTATTCCATGTATCAAGATCTTCGGGCAAATTCATTGATTTGACATCATCTTCTGAAAAAATTTGTGTCAGATCTCTTAATTTTTGTCTATAAATTTTTAGTTCATCAGATACAGAAATACTTTTTTCCATTGCATATACAAAACTAAAATCTGTTTGTAAAAGTTGATAATCTCTCCATGTTCGAAATTCTCTATATTTCATACTTAATTTATGTCTTACTTGTTCTGTAGATAATTTATTAATTTTCCAATGCCTGGTCAATGTCATTGATTTTTTGTCAATAGTCGAGTCTTCTATATTTTTTAGAAGTTCGCATTCTTCATCAAATGATAAAACTGGTTTTTTTTCTTCTTTTATTTTATAAACTTCATAAAGAACTTCACAAGTTTTTTCATTCATAATCCAAGAGTTTATATCTAATTTCTCAACATAAAATTCTTCTGGATATCCACAAAGAAAACCTTTTTCGTTTACAGGAAATACTTGTTCCGGAAGTTCTGGATAATTATCTATTATCAATTTCCAATTTTCATTCTGATAAAGGTATTCATCACATACGTAAGATTTATTTTCATAAAACCATTTAGGATGCTCTCTGATAACTTTTTCAGGTGTTAAATATTTTTTTTTAGATTGCAACTCATTCCAAGATTCTGTAAATTCTGGAAGAGTATTTGGCATCCAATATGTATTATTCATGAGTTTGAATTTTAATTTTTCTTATGTAATTAATTATCTTTTTGTATTTAGTATTGATACCAAATGTCACCATCACTTCCCCCACCTGGTCCAGAAGTACTTACTGTTCTTGCCCCATATCCATTTGAATATGCTCCAGAGGAAGGATTTACTTCAATAGCCGCAGAACCATTAAAAGAAACTCCATTAATTGCTCTCGCAGTTTGGAGAGTAGTTGCTGTTGTTGAGTTACCAGTTAATGCTGCAGTAATAGTACCAGCAGTAAAGTTTCCTGAGGCATCTCTAGCAACGATTGCAGATGCAGTATTCGCAGAAGTTGCATTAGAAGTTACTGTGAATGTTGCTGCTCCAGAATTATTAAATGTGGTGGAACCTGTAAGACCGGTTCCAGAAGTATTTAAAGTAAGTGTATTTGCAAGATTTCCACCTAAAGATGTAGCAGTTAATATCCCCGTAGATGGATTAAATGAAAGTTTTGTGGTTGAAACTTTAGAACTTGTAATGGTTCCAGTAGTTGTCTGGGTTAATACTGGATAAAAAGTTGCGTTTGTTGAAGTGTCGTCAGAAACAGTAGAACCAGCTCCAGTTAATCCGGAACCATCTCCAACAAATTTTGTTGCGGTTAAAGTTCCTGTTGAAGGATTAAATGATAGTTTAGATGTAGAAATTCCGGAAGAAGTAACTGTTCCCGAAGTTGTTTGGGTAAATAGTGGATAAAAAGTTGCGTTTGTTGAAGTGTCGTCAGAAACAGTAGAACCTGCTCCGGTTAATCCACTACCATTACCAACAAAATTGGTAGCATTAATTGTTGTCGCAGTTATAATTCCACTAACACCATCAATTGTAATTCCGGAACCAACTTTAACTAATCCAGTGACGTTTAAACTGGATGCTGTTAGTGCTCCACCAACTGTAACATCACCACTATTAGTTACGGTAAATCCAGCACCAATTGTAGTTGGTGATGTTGCGGAACCAATACCAGATGTAAAATTTGCAACGTCGGCCGCTCTTGTCATCTTTCTTCTTTTCTAGTTATTTATAAGTCATAATATCATTTCAATTTATTTAGGTTTGTGGTTTTGAAGGCCAAACAATATCATCAGAATCCGGATAAGTCTCCGGCAAGTCTCTGAGTTCTTCTCTATACTCTGCCCATAAAACTCTCTCTTCTTCACTTACCAAACTATAATCACCAATCTGTGTCCAATCACTCTCTCTGAGCAATTGGTCTCTTTGTTCACGGAATGGTATCCAATCCAGTTGTCTTTTCTTTTCACGATTGATTGCAATTTCTTCTTCAGTCAGTTCTTCAATCGTATAGGGAAACTGATAGTATGGTGAGTTTTCAATAGGTTCAAAGTCACCTTTGACTAATCTTTGAGTAATCCAATCATATTCTCAATTCCCATTGCCGTAATAATGGAAGTTCCGGCATTTTTGGGAATATGGATGAATATAAGTTTTTTTTCGTGGTTAATAGTCATTGATATAATAACTTTTTATTTCATATATAGACAATTTTTAATAATTAATTATTATGAGTATTATGAGTTTCTGAAGGCTCGGGTCAGGTTAGAATTAAATATACTGCGTTCGTGTACTTGGCCATTATCAAAGCATAGGCTGCGTCGGCCGCCATTATCTCCATGCGAAGTAGACCAGTACTCACCGCCATAAGAATCCCAATAGGATCTACAAACATATCCAGGATTCTGGAGTTGGCTTATGTTAGGAACAAACCACCCAAGGGAACCCATCAGAGAGTTAGCACAACTCACTGCATTATTTCTATTTTCCCAATTTGTATACGTCTGTGTACATGAAGGGGCAATAAACCATTTGCCCGGGGCCCCACAACAAATAAAAATTCCATTGTAATCGGTAATATTTCCAATACAAGTAAATCCCACATTAAGACAACATAAACAAACTGCAGTGTCAGATGAAGAAGTACTGCTATTTCCCCAAGAGCTTCTTGTAGAAGCTTCATATTGTTCCCATTTGCTCCATTTTCCACCAGGAACAGTTTGAGTGCAAACAGTGCATTTGCAGCAACAACAAACATTGCAACAAGGACACGAACAAAAACTACATCTACATCCCAATGCAATATCTGTAAAACAACAAGCACCGCAAACATTCGTAAGAGAACAACAAGTTGTTGTACTAATGCCCAAAGTTGCTTGTTTTGTTGGTCCAACCACACTGGCATTACCTGGATAGTATCTTTTATTAAGATGTGTAGGTCTAAATGGTGCCATAACTCAATGTTCCTACTCTTTTGTATTTTGTGCTTCTATTAAAGAATTTAATTGATTTTTTAAAACAACCAATTCGTTTTCTAAATCATCAACTCTCCAACGTAATTTATCATTAAAAACTCTTGGTTGATCAAAATCATCATCAGCACGTCCTTCTGGACTTAAAGGCCAAATTACATCCTTTGGATTTTCGTAAAGGCTTGGTAGATCTCTAAGTCTTTGACGATACATTTCCCATTCTCTTTGATTAACTCCAATAGGAACATCCGAAACCATTGTCCAATCACATTCTGCTAATCTACGATCTCTTTCTGAACGAACTCTACCCCAAAGTTCTTTATCAGAAATATCTTCTACAATATAATCTACGATCTCACTATCCCATCTTAATCTTTGGTAATCTACATTGATATTTGGAACTTCATAAGGTCCAGTATATCCTGCTTTTACTAATTCCTCATCAGTGAAAGAACTTACATCAGTTCTATAGGTGATTTGTCCCCACTCTTCAACCCATGAAATTTCATGAGGAAGTGGTCTTGGTTCTTGCCCTTGATATGAATAGAGTGCGTTTGGATCTGCCATTTTAAATTACCTTAATTGAAGATTAGACGTTAGTAATATCTTCGTAAGATATGACTAGATCAATTGCTGAGTTCGCACTTGCTAAAGCTGTAAG